TCACTCCTGCACAGCTTTCATCTTTAACACCTTCTATTGAACTTTATAAAGTTTTTGTTGATGATAGTGGAAAAGAAGCAGATATCCCGATTGTAATGAATACTCATGTTACAAGCGATGAGATTAATTCTTTTCTTGGAAACTATAGTGCTGCTGGGATGACTCCACAAACTTACGAGTTACAAAAATCTAGAGGCATCGGTGCCGGTCTCAAATCAATGACAATGGAGTTTGACGGTAATAACTTCTTTACAGCAAAAAGAAATATCAAGTCTAAACTTAAATTATTTTTTGCCTCATTTGAAGAATTATTAAGAAGTAGAACAGTTTTTATTAATGAAAGTAATGGCCCCGCATTTGAGAGCGCACCCAAGACTTTTCGATTTATTGATCTAATGATGAAAACCCCAAGTGCAAAACAAAATCAGAGAAAAACACACCAATTAGATCCCAACCCAAGAGACTACAGATTAAAAGCCGTGTTTGGATGGAGTGAATTGCAAGGCACTCAATTAATTTCTGATTTTACCTCTACACAAAAACAAATCAAAGATGCCCTTAAAAATGCCTCCATTACAGTTCAATTAATTCCTGTTACTCACACCATCAATGTTGGTGAAAATGGCCAAGTTGAAGTAGAGATAGAGTATAGGGCCTATATTGACTCAATAACAGGAGCAGTTTATTCTAACATTCTCGCAACCACTGAACTATACAAGAAATTATTTGAATTTGAAGATATTCTATTCAGAGCAAGATCACAAGGTTCTGGCTGTAAAAATGAACAGATCAATGCTTTCAAAAAGAATGCCACTGAAGAGATTGATGTTTTAGAAGAAAAAGCTTTAACAAGTATAATAACTTCTTTGGCGGATACTGGAAAAATTATCTCCCTTACTGTTAAGCACGAAGACGTAAAGAACCCAGGTAACGTTTATCAACTTGATGTAACTCAATTTTCACAAGGTGGAAATGTTACAAATATTGAAAGCGCTATCAAAAAAGCCACAAAAGATGCGGTAGAAGCCAAAGATGGCACAGAACCACCTTCAGCATCTGAACTTTTAATTCCTGAGCTTAATGAAGGATATCAAATTATTAGTTACATGTACCTAAGCGATATCCTAGATGTAATAATAGCTAAGATTGAAGATTCCCTTGAAAAAAATAAAAATATTCCTTCACATGATGATATTCAAATTCAATTAGAGCAGTTTAAAAAAATAAGAATAATCTTAGGACCTTCGATCATTAATCTACCAATTCCAGGAGGCGGGTCTACCCAGCAGATGGAGATCAATATTGGTGATATCCCCATATCATTAGTTTATTTCACTGAGTTCTTAATGTCAAAGACTATTAAAGAAGGGATCAGCCAATATACTCTTTTTCAGTTCCTTAGTGATTTTATGAATGACTTTGTGAGAAACATATTTTCACCTGAAAAGTGCCTTGGTGGTGATTCAGATCATAAACTAATCCTTAGAAATGCTGTAGTAACAAGTAAAACCGATCTAGCCAACGGAGTGCCTACAAGCTTTCCTATACTTGAACAATCGAAAAGATCAAATAGTGGAGATGAATTTACTTATTTGATTTACTATGCAACTACAAGAGTACCGTTATTATTTGGTGACAGAGAAAAAGATCATGCAAAAGGAATCTATCACTTTGATATAGGAGCTAATTCAGGTCTTGTCAAGAATATTTCTTTCTCGAAAGCAGAACAAAAATATGTTAAAGAAGCAAGATTTGAAAGAGATGGCGTGGATGGTCTTGGTCAGTTACGTGAGGCCTATGACATCACAATACAAATGTATGGTAATGTTCAACTTTATCCTGGTATGTATATCTTTGTCAATCCGGTTGGTATCTCACCAAGTTTAGGAAATCCCACAGATAGCGGTAGTGGAGCTAGAGCCTCTATATCTCATTTGCTTGGTATTGGTGGCTATCACCTAATTACAAAAGTAGATTCAATAATTGCAGAAGGCCAGTTTGATACAACAATAACAGCAAAATGGGTTTCTAGTGGAGCAAAACGTGAAGACAATACCGGCATTAATGCAGGCGCAAGTAGTGCTTGTAAGGTTGAAGAAGTAAGAAAGGCGAAAACAACAAGCGATGACTCGTAAATTTGATGGCAAAAATTCTGATTCTTCTTTGAGGATGTTTTTTAATAGAGTTAACTATGATTTAAACTCTTTTAAACAAATACCCAATAACACTGATCATGTTACAGACTTTTCTTTAGGTGAGTTGAGATTATATGGTAGAATAAGTCCTACACAGAATATCGTGATCCCACAGAAAAATGCAATAACACATTTTAAAGGTTTTGATCAAAGTATCAGACCGTTGAAAGCTATAAACTTTGTCAGTGATGCAGCTAATGCCATGTCAAGACAGTTTATCAAACAAACTTTAACTTCTAAAAAAGTAAAAAAGAACGATAGTTCACTTCAATCTTTAACTTTTGAAAAAGGTTTTAGTGATCCTCTAATAAACTATGAACAATATATTTCTCAAATAAATAATATCTTTATTGAGAAGCTATATGAAACAAAAAGAATACTTCAAGTAACAGATTTTGATTCTTTCTTTGATAACATAGCACCTTTTATTTTAGATTTCTCAATTAATAGTCCATATTCATTTACAGCTTTTCATAAAAGTGTACAACAAGATCCCATGTCTTGCGGTCTTTGTGTCCAATTTTCAGATATCGATTTAGCTATAGATCAAAACAAAGAAGACGTTTTTCTCTCTGATCCAAACTACCCTCTCATCGTAGAGATGGCAAGACAATATGGATTCTTGATCGACAAAAATGCCCCAAATAGATTATATGCCGATCTTGCTTCACCTGTTATGTTAAGATATGCTTCTGTATATGGAATTAATTCAACATCTGATGTGTTTAGAACAGTATTCAGGACAGTCAATATTTCAAATTATGAGCTAACATTTCAGAGAATCATTAATATGTATAAGTTGCTTTTAAAAAAGAAAGATAACTTACCTATTAAGACTAAAAGTCAATTACTTGAAGAAAGTAGAACAACAAATAGAACAAGATTCTTAACATTTTATTTATTCTTAAGAAGAAACGAAGAACAGTATAATCAGCTAAGTGAAAGAGATTTTAATATTAAGCTTCAACAGGCTAAAAGAAATATGGATTTAAATTCTTTTCTTGCCACTTTTGAAAGAGAAATAAACTCATTGACATCAAATCCCTATGGGTTAAGTGCCTTAGCAAGAAAAAATGGAAGGTAGATGCTTTTTCAAACCCTTGATGACAAAAAAGAATGTATTGGTGTTTTCACCGATGGCAAATTAAATTTTCAAGATATCCCACAAGAGTTAACAAAGACTTGGAAGGCTTCTTCTTCTGTTAGAAGGCCAAAAACGCAGTATGCATGGATTTATGCTGCAGGTGGTGATCTGGATTCTGTTTGCCCAGAAGAGTTTAAGTCCGAACTTAAAGATTTAACTAGAAAGTTTAAGGCATATCTAAAAGCTTTCAGTATAGCCAATGTTCCAATGGAAGAAGTGTGCTTTTTTGACCTTGTTCCACACAGATTCTTGCTTGATTGGTGCGGGATTAAGAATCAGATATCTCAGCATGTGTTTGAGACTTACGAGAAGCCAAAAAACCACGATCACATGGCTAAAATTCATGAACTTCTTGTTGATATTTCCAATCAAAAGCTAAATCTCAATACAGATGGCTGTAGAGGTCTCTTTGTATCTCATAGGGCGAGACCACAGGTGCAAAGAATACTTGACACACCGCCATATCTTGATTATAATCTCTATGGAACAGTCACAGGACGCCTTACGACCACCACCAAGGGTCAAGGCCTACTCTCTATGGAGAAGAAGCTCAGAAAGCTTCTGAAGCCGAATAATGACTGGTTTATTTCCTTTGATTACAACGGAGCCGATGTGAGAGCCTTTCTAGGTCTTCTTGGGGAAGAGCAGCCACAAGAAGATATCCATGATTGGAACTCAAGACACCTTTTTGGTGGTTCTTTGATGGGTAAAGAAGGAATAGACAGAGAAGAAGCAAAAGTTGGCTTCTTTACTTGGCTTTATAGCCCGAGAGACACAACTTTTGAGAAAAGTATCTACAATAGAAAGACTGTCTTGGAGAAGTATTATGTAGATGGTGTTGTCACAAACCCATTTCACAGAACAATTGAAGTTGATGATCAGCGTGCTTTGAGCTATCTTGTGCAGAGCACTACAAATGACTTGACACTCGACCGGGCAGTGGCTATAAGTAAGGCGTTGGAGGGCAGAGCCTCCTATGTCTCCCACCTGATGCATGATGAAGTCGTTATTGACTTTTCTGATGAGGACAGAGACCTTTTACCAGAACTAAAGAGTATCTTTGCTGATACCAAGCTTGGTAACTTTATGACCAACATCACTGCTGGTAAGAACTACCTAGAAATGAAAGATTTAAACCTATGATTACGATTTTTGGTATCGGAACAGCGGGCAAGAATATTGCTTCGTTGTTTCAAGAACATAAAAACTATAATATAGTAAACTTTACGACCCAAGAGGAGAATGAAGATAACCATATTCGGTTAGAGTCTGCTTCAACTCCCGAACAATGTGAGAATCACATTCCAGACCTTACAGCATGTAAGACTGCTATTTCCGATCATATACAGGTCATCCTCTGTGGGTCATCCTTTTGTTCAAATTATGCTTTGGGTATACTTGAGCAAGTAAAAGACAAGAAGATAGAAATCTTCTATATAAAGCCCGACATTGAGCTTTTGGCCGGTCAGACAAAACTCCAAGAAAATGCCGTTTTTGGTATTTTGCAGGAGTACACAAGGTCTGGTTTATTCCATAATATGACCATCATATCTAATACGAAAGTAGAAGAAATAATTGGCAATGTGCCCATCAAAAACTACTTTTCGACCCTTAACCAGACTATTTATTACGTGATTCACTACATGAATTACTTTGCCAATAAGAAACCATTAATTGGCAATCTCAGCAA